GCACCAGCCCCAGCGCCCCCAAGCAACGAATTGATGCCCGCGCCAAGACCGGCTAGCCCGAGGCCGGCGCCCCAGACGTTGATCAGGGGCTTGATCATGTCGCCGAGATCGGAGCCGGCGATCTTGATGTCCTGCACATTGCCTTCTGGGGTTACCAGACCGTAGTACGTATTGAACGTGCGCCTGTCTGGGTGTTTTTGCCGAAGGTCGTAGCCTGCGGCCCGAAGTTTGTCAATCGCCGCCATCGCTTCCGGCGAATAACCAAGCTCATACCTTGGTTGCAAATCTCCGTTTTCGTCAAGCGCCTGCCCAACTAGATTGGCCTTGTAAATTCCACTGCTGTCGTTTGCCATAGAGGCGGTGATTGGGTCAATCGGGCCTCCTTTAAAGCCAATTGACTTCAGCACCTGCTCCCACGGGCCGCTGTACTTTTTTTGTTCTGGCGTCAATCCCCATCCGCCCCAGCGGGGGTCATTCCAGCCCCAATACTGCTCCATGCCGGCAGGCGCCGGGGACCAAAGCGGGCTCGAAGTGACCGGCGTTATTTGCGGGCCGTAATCGGTTGGCGACATTTCCATGATTTACCTCACCCAATCCGCCAGTTGGTGCCGTCGCTGTACACGGGGACTCCGTTCGCCCCGCCTGCGGCTACGATAGACGCAAACGTCGTCGCGTTGGCATCGGTGACAAAAGCCCGCGCACCCGCCCCGGCAGTAGCCGCTGCCGGCAGTGTAGCCACGGTCAGCGTGCCGTGGTTGAAGTACTTCACGCTGAACGTCAGCGTTAGGCCAGGTATGCGAAACGACGTTACGCTGGCGTTGCCGATGGTGACTTCGTTGCTGACGGTGGCGCTGGAGGCATCGGCGTCGTAGCCGATCACGGTGTTGTTGCTGCCGGTCGTGAGCGAGTCACCGGCTTGCATGCCAACGGCGGTATTGTTGGCACCGGAGGTCAGGGCGCCGAGTGCGTCTTCACCCACGGCGGTGTTGTTGCTTGACGTTGCAGCGTCCAGCGCGCGCGCTCCCACGGCGGTGTTATCTGCGCCGGTCACCACCAGCAGCAACGCGTCTTTGCCCACAGCGGTGTTTCGCGCGCCCGTAGTGGCCGCGCTCAGCGCTCCGACGCCGACCGCCACCGCATCGCTGCCGGTGTATGCGTCTGCTGCCTGATAACCCACGGCCACGTTGTTTGCGCCCGTCTGGTTGAGCAGCAGCGCGTCCGCGCCGAGTGCCGTGTTGTTCGCGCCAGTGGTGGCCGCATTCAACGCTCGATACCCAGCACCCGTGTTGTAGTTTGCCGTCGTAGCGGCCGACAACGAATCGTAGCCAACGGCCACGTTGTAATCCCCGCTGGTGTTGGCATCTAAGGCTTGCGAGCCGACCGCGACGTTTTGAAAGCCGTCAGTGTTTGACGTCAGCGCGTTGTACCCAACGGCAACGTTGTTTGACCCCGTGGTGTTGCTGTCCAGCGCCGTGTCGCCAACGGCAATGTTGGTGGCAATACTGCCGGCACCCAATCCGACGGCAACGCCGACTTCCTTGGTCAAGTCAAACGGCGCGTAGATGTTGTCGTCGGTCTTGATCAGCGTGCCCAACGACGTCTGCAGCACGAACTTGTACGAATTCCCAGCCGTCAGCCAAATCTGCGCGGGCGTCCTGCCGGCGCTGTCCAACACGATGGGGTTGGCGTTCGCCGTGCCGCCAGTAGACGACGTGTACGTTGCCGCGGGCGTCGTTGTGCCGGCAGCGTAGGTGTAGATCAAACCCCCCGCTAGCGGATTGCCGTTGTTGTCGAAGAACTGGGCGCCTGCGCCTGCGTATTGGGAGAGGACGACTGCCATCAGGGCCTCACTGTTGAATCTGGGTGACGGTGACGATCACGGCGGCCGAGGCGGGCGCATAGGCCGTGGCTGCGGCGGCAGTGAGCGACAGCGAAGTGTCTGAGACGGCCCACATGAGCTCAAGGTACTCGTTGGCCTGCAGGGAGAAAAACTCCGACACGGTGATTGTCGCAAACCCACCGTTGCTGTCCAGCGATGAAATGGCTGTGCTGTTGGCGTAGTCGGTCGTCCCGTTCCGGCGGAACCACACCCTGGCGTTCTTGGACGACGAGTTGGTCGAGGTAAACTGATACCGAACCGTGAACTGGTACAGGCCCGACTGAGGCACCTTGAGGCGCGTCAGCGGCGAGCCCTCCAGCGTCACGCCCTCGGCAATCTCCGTGGTGTCCAGCGGGATGGCATATGCCGTGTTGATCACCGCTGCCGTCAGGTTGGTCGTGCGCGTGAACTCGCCGTAGTACTTCTGCTGCTCAATGGTGGGCCGCACAAAGATGTCGCCGTTAGTGGCGTTGGCCACCAGCACCGCGGCCACGGGAATCACATTGTCAGGCGCCGTGGGTTTGGTCGCCGTCAGTCCGCCAGCTACCGTGGGGCTGGCGTACAGAACGTCGCCCACGGAAAACATGCTGGTGTCAATCTGGGTGACGTTGCCCCACACGCAGCACAGGCCCGTGGCGCCGCTGTCAGGCAGTTCCTCGGCCATCACGCCAAGGATGTACAGCGACGGCGACGAGCCGTCAGCTAGGTACGGGGCCACCGAAAGCACGTTGTTCGACCCGACGCCCACAAAGCCAACGACGGCACCCTTGGGGATCGTCGTGCCCGTTGTGTTCTGGACGATGGTGTACTGCGTCAGCGCGGCGTTCTCTGTCGCGTTTTGCAATAGCTGGAAGAACCGAAACCACGCGCGAGTGGTCAGCGACCCCTGATCCACTAGCGGGTCGCGCTGAGCCGGTACACGCGGCGCAAGCTGCACGTCAGGCGCTCGTCGGGGTGACGGAAAGCTCCGCACCCATGATGGCAATCTTCACCGGATCGGTGCCGCTGACTTCGTACACCCGATCCCGCAGCTTGGTAGTCATGCCCAGCCGGCGCCATATTACGCGCTTGCCGTACTCGCCGAGCTTGCCCATGCTGGCCCAGTGCTCATTGCTCCAAGTGTGGCCGCCGTCGTCGGACCAGCGGAGCATAACTTTCCGTTCAGAGTCTGGCGTTTGAACAATTTTTACTGATGCCTCAGCCAGAAGCGTAGCATTTGTTGATGCAGCTACGTCACCAAATGTTAGATATATAGTCTCAACCGGCGATTGTGCGTCAAAACTTCTAGTAATTGAACTTGCGCTGCTTGAGGACGTGTATATGTCAACTCCGTTTGGCGCTGTGCCGATTCTAAACACTGCGCCAGCGGCAGTATTTCTTCTTATTGTTGCAAATACGCTAAACGTTTTGTTTGGTATTACTTTTACCTCGGCATAAGCCCTCGCAATGCCCAAACCATCTCCGGTCAATTGCAATGTTTTGCCGTTTAAAGAAATTGTGCCGTACGAATTAGCAGTCCATCCAGTAATTTGTGCGAACGGACCGCCTGGATTGGGTACTTTTTCAACCAACAATTCAGTTGGGTCGGATCCACTTTCGCAATCCAACTGCAACGCATGATGCGCCGTGCGTTTCAGCGTGTTCTGTCCCGTCGGCAATGCACGCCACGACCGCAGCCAACGCTGCTCGTCGTCGCCGTCACGATACACCTCGGGGTCAAACGCATAAACGCGCCCGTTTTCCCAATCCCCCACCAGCACCTGCCCAGCAAAGTTCGCCTGACAGTTGCTTCGGTGCCGGCGGTACTGCACGCCGTCCCAGTACGCCCGCTCATGCCACGCGCCAGTGGCAACGTCAAACACCCACGTAGCCTGCGCGGTCGGGAACACCAGCACGTAGAACGAGTGCCCGTCCTGCTGGTAAGAGTAGCCGATGGCGTCGTTCAGCACGCCGTACTGCTGAATCTGCCACTCAATAGCATGCGTGCTGACGCGCTGGGCGTTGTAGCCTTGGTTGCGGTACACGATGCCGTTGCCGCGGGCGTCGGAGCCCAGCCAGAACACGGCGTTGTCCAGCTTAGCGACGCTGTACGGCGCAAGGCAGCCGGTTTCCATGAACGCGCCCTCAATGCGCGCCAACGGGAAGTCGGCTAGGCCGGCGTTGTACCAGACCTCAACGGTGTTGTTGCCGAACAGCCAAACCTCGCGGTGGTCGACCATCAGCGACACGATGTTGTCGGGGTTGCCCTCGGCGCTGGCAAAGTCCAGTGGATCAATTGCAGTGCCGTCAAGCAGCGAGGTTACCCACACGCGCTGGCTGTTGGGCTCGTTGAAGACGAAGTAGCTGTCCAAATAGCCGACAGTGACGGCACCCGGAAAGTCAGGGTCCGTGATCTGCGCAAACACACCCGTGTTGGCGTTGTAGATGAACGCGCTGGGGTTGCAGGCCACGAACAATTGGATGCCGTTGTCGGCCATGCTCACCGGCCCGCTGCCGTTGATAAGCCCCAGTTCCGTGACGGCAAAGTTGCCGTCCACGCGGTACAGCTTGCCGCCAGAGGCAACGTACAGGAAGTCCCCGAACTTCCACATCCCACGGATAGGGCCCTCGCCCACGGTGGCCGCCAGACGAAGCCCGGGGCACCGCTGCAAAAACGCCGCTTCCTTGCCCCCTTCCGGCACAACCTCTGGAAACAGGTTGACCATGCGGTTCGCTGCAGCGTTGAGGCTGCGGGCGACGTAGGCCCCACCGAGGATAGGCGTCTTCACGGCGTGCCGGCGTAGATGTTGAACCGCTGCTGACGGCGGTTGATCAGGTTGTACGGCAGGCTCATGATGTCGTCAGCGAAGTTGATCCGCTTCAGATCGCGTTTGGACGCCATCGCAATGCGCTGCACCGTCGGCGGCGGCTCAACGCCAAACTCGTTGGCAATCTCGATGGCTAGGTTGTACTTGAAGCACCGCAGGTAGCCAGGCGGAAACACCAGCACTGTGTTCAGCGTGGCGGGCTGCGAGAGCTCCTGCACCGAGACGAGGTGAAACTCCAGCTCCCGCGTGGGAACCGGGTACACCGTCATGGTGATATCCGGCATCGTCATGTTCACCCACATGCTTTGTGGGTAGGTGGACGTGACGGTCTTCAGCGCAATGCCGTTGTACTGCTGCTGGTTGATGAACATCAGGCCGTAGCTGATGCCCGTCGTTGGGTCGCGGAAGTAGCAGGAATCGTCCAGCTGTACCGGGCGATTGCCGACAAAGTCCCCGCTGGGGCCGAGCGTGCGTTCGTAGACGTTTGCCGGCCAGTTGAACACCTGGTCCTGCGTGGAGAACACCGACAGGCGCTCGATGCTCCACGAATCCAGCATCTGGTTCAACGCTGCCAGCGCGTCCTGCGCTGTTTCGGCCGATGGGGTTTCGCCCTCGGCCAGTTGACCGATTAGCCGCAGTGCGGCGTAGATTTGGTCACCGGCTGTCGTGGACATGCTCGGGCTCCTTGCGACGGCGCCTTCCGAGCATATGGTTCATGGGAGCGGCATCGTTCCCCGGCTCGTCAGGCTCATCCGGAGTATAACGCCGCCACCCGTTTTGTTCGTCGTATTCCGCCTCGGCCTCCATCGTGGCGATCTTTTGGCCGTGGCGCGGGTGTTCCATGTAGATCAGGGGCACAGGTCGCCTCCAGGTTGCTGACGCAGGTACATGTGGAAGTTGCCCGGGAACGACTTGTCCGCGCTGTGGTGGTCAAGCTGCAGGTCCGGCACAAGCCAGGCTTCCTCGCCCATTTCCTCCCAGCGCCGGCAGAAGGCGTAGTCCTCGCCCCACCACAGGCCCTTGTGCGCGCCGTGGTTGAACAGATCCACGCTCAGGCGGTATTTCTCGCCGTAGCACAGATCCGGGTAGGAGGTCATAAAACGGTCCACAGCGGCCGCAGTGACCTTGAGGAACCCTGCGGGCAGGAGTCGCGCTTTGATCGCGCCATCGGCCCGTACAACGGGCGTGCCGGCAGGTGTGCTGTGGATGGTGCCCATATAGGACACCTCGTCAGCCTTGAACCGATAGGTGCCGCCGACGACGTCGCCAGGGGTTTCAATGAGCGTAAGCAAATCGGTTGGCCGCCAAGACAGGTCGTGGTCGATGAACACGATCACATCTGCCTTGGCGTCCAGCGCTTTGCGCAGCATGGTTGCCCGTGCCGCGCTGATGTACGGGTTGCCCACTTCGTTGACCATACCCTCGTCCCAGCCAGCGGCTTTGATGAGGGGGATGGACGCCTCCAGACTGTCTAGGCACTGCTGGTACGGGCGTTTGATGGTCGGAACGCAGAAGACAACCTTGGGCATGGGTCAGTGCCGGCTTACGCCGCGCCCTTCCACAGGCCAACGCCGGTCAGCGTTGCGCTGACTTCGGCGGCCCAGGCAGCGAGGTTGGACGCCACGCTGATGTAGGACGACGCCGACACGACGGACGCAGCTTGGATGGCCGCAGCGCGCTGCACAACCGGCGTGGCGCCGTAAACGCCCAGCGTGCCGGTGGCCGACGGTTGCAGAGCAACGGGCTGACCCGAGCGACCGACGTTCAGAGTTTCGGCGGTGTTGCCGTCGCCGACCTGTTCGCCGTCACCGATCTTCGGAGCTTCGAAAGTTTGAGCAGACATGATGTTCCTTTCCGCCGCTTACGCGGCACCCTTCCACAGGCCGAGGCCGGTGAGAGTGGCATTCACCTCGGCGGCCCACGCCGCAAGGTTGCTGCCGACAGTGATGTACGACGAGGCGCTGACGACAGAAGCCGCCTGCACCGCTGCCGCACGCTGAGTGATGGGCGTCGCGCCGTAGAACGCGATCTTGCCACCGGCACTGGGGAGTGCCCCCAGTGCGCAGTCGTCAAGATCCTGGTCCGTGAACGCTACACCAATGGGTTTGGTGAAGGACATGGTGGATCACCCCCAGAGACGGACAGCCATCTGCGGCCGGATCACGCTGTAGCCGTACAGCACATCGATACGACACGGCATGCGGTCGTTGTTGATGTCGTACTGGCGCACGATCCGCATGCTGATCCCGTTGTGGACCTTGCGCGAGGCCATGTCCACGCCGTTGGGCAGCAGCAGGTCCGCCGTGGCGAACGTGATGGCGTCCTTGTGGTAGATCAGGTTCTGCGGGTACTGCGTGGAGGCAGAGCCGAGGAACGTGACCGTCTTGCCGGACACCGGGAACGAGTCCACCGTTGCGAGCGCCTGACCCGAGGTGTAGATCGCCGGGCTCACGCTGACGGTGTACGCGCCGCCCACCGCGGTAGCATCGGCCGTCGCCACGAACTGCTGCAGGGAACCAGTGGACTCGCGGGTCTGCGGGTTCACTGCGAAGCAGTCAGCGATGGTGAAGACGTCGCCCTTCTTGATGGTCTGCGTGCCGGTGCCGGTGATGGCAATCGTCGTGGCCCCTTGGGTCGAGACGGTCGTCGTCACGGTGTGGGCGCCGGTGCGCGTGCCCGTGGTGTGCTGCTTGATGGACTGCGACATGTTGATCTCGTCGTAGCCCAGCACACCCTCGCCCATCATGCCGTTCTTGAACTGGCGGGAGATGGTCGAGGTCGGGTTGAACAGGCCCTTCATGCCTTCCACCAGACCGGCGTTGGCGGCGGGGTTCACCGTCGCGTAGCGCGGCGACATCAGCGCAGCCGCCTCGTTGAGCTTCTGCTGGCCCTGCAGCAGCACCAGGCTGGTAGCAGGCGTCGTGCCGGGGGTGCCAACCGACTGGAAGATGCTCTGGAACGAGTTGGCGACGTCGGCGTCGATGCTGGCCGCAAGCTGCGACACGCGCGGCTTGAGGATGCGGTCGGCGAAGTCGTCCAACGACAGGGCCATCTCGGCGGAGGTGAAGTTCACGCCGATGTGCTTCTGCGAGGCGACGGTCAGCGTGGTGTACTGCTCGTTGACCTCTTGGACGCCCAGCGCAGCGCCGTTGGTGACCAGTGCGCGATCCGGCAGGCGGATGCGCAGCGTGTCACCGATCTTGGCGCCTTCGACGGCGAACGAGCTGTCGTACTGGCGGTTGATGTTGCGGGTGATGACCAGGTTGTTCTCGAGAATTTCGAGGGCTTTCAACGTGATCATGTCGATGGTCAAAAGACTTTGAGCCATGACGATTTCCTTTCTTCAGTTCAGCGGTTTCGGGCTTCCCACTGCCGGACTTGCCGTTGCCTTTCGGCGGCAATCCATTCACCCGGCGACATCTGCTTTACAGACCGCGGATCCGTCGTGTCAAGCGACGTTGCCGTGGACCGTGCCGTCACCGGAGAAATCGGCTGTGGTGCTGCGGTGGATTTCTTGACCGGCGGGGACGAGGCGAGTTTCGACTCGATCTTGCCGATTTCCTTTGCCTGCAAAATCGCGGGCAAGCGGGCGATACGCTCAGCTTCCTTGGGGTTGGAGCCCAAGTAGTAGGCCACATCCGGGCCTGCGTCGGACGCCTGGATGGTCTGCGCCATGATGGGCGTAATGGGCAGCCTGGGGTTGTAAACGACGTCTTCGTAGTCGTCGTAACGATCCCGAGCAGCGTCTTCACGCTCACCGTGCGAGGCCAAAACCTGCGCCTGCTGCTGCTGGACTTCACGCTGCTGAACCAGTTCTGCGGCCCGCTTTTCCGCCAGCGCTTGCGCGTAGGCTTCGACGGACTCAAACTGATCAGCGGGCGGGACTTCCCTCACCGCAGGTGCCGGCGGCGTTGCCGGTTGCTGAATCTTTCGTTCCCACTTGCGCTGCTCTTTCGCAAGCCGTTTTGCGATCAGCGCATCAACTTCCTCTTGCGAGAAAGACTTGGCCGGCTGTTCTTGCGCAGCAGAGTCCGACGCCGCCGTCGCGTCGGGTGCCGTCACGGAAGTATCAGCCGGTGCAGGCTGAGCGTCCGTTACGAGAGGTTGGGTATCGTCCATGTGATTCCGAAGAATCCCCGGTCAGCCTGGCCGGTAAGGTTTCGGCGCGACTATATCACGCAGGTTTGTCAGATTGCTGCGCATCTTTGATCTGCGCTTCGCCCTGTTGTTTCAGACGCATCCAGAGGTCAACGACAGCCTCCAGCGGCAGCTTGCCTAGGCCGGCCATGATCAGATTGACGTCGTTGACGGACAGGTCGGTCAGGGTGATCTTGATGTCGTTCATGTCAGGCTTGGGTAGTTGCCCACGGTAGCGGGGGCATGATGACCGGGGGGTTGATCTGGTTGTCGATCTGTTGCTGCACCGCAGCTTCGGTCGCGGCTTGATTGACGCCGTTGGCCCAGCACCAGCCCAACACCTGCTCCTGCGTCAAATCGGCGTAGGGCGTGTACGTGCCGTCAGCCTCAGCGGCTTGGGTGAAAGAGCAGGTGGAGTACACCGTGCCGGTGTAGGCCCCGTCAGTGCCCGTACAGCGCCATCCGCATTCGATGACGTATTCCGGCGGGGTTGCGGTGGTGGGGGTGGTCTTGAGCCACTCGATGGTCCAGGTGATGTTCATGGTGTGGTCCTTTCAGGGTTAAATTCACGGCCCAGCGTCACGCCATTGACCGCCAGAGTAGAAATACAGCTTGTTGTTCGTGGTATCGACCACGATGGGGGCTGTGCCGGTCTGCGTCGTCGGCGTGCCTGTAGGCGTGCCTGCGCAGGTGGGAACGTAGAGGAATCCGTCAGTGGCGTTGGTGGCAAGGGCTGCGGTGCCGACTACCATGCCGCCAGCGGCGGGGATGCGAGCGCGTTCTACCGGCGCTGCTACTGATGCCGTGAAAAACGAAAGACTTGTGTTGGTGGTGTTGCCGCCTGCTACGATATAACCGACGCCGGTTGTGTAGTCTAAGCCCAAAAGCAGTGCGTTGTTGGCTCCTGACTTGTTAGTGTCAAAGCCGTTGCTACGAATAATTACGCCATCGCCTGCGGATGTATTGACAAAAGTTCCGCGCCCAATCGCAGTAGTTCCACCGACAACCAAATTCCCCGACGCATCCAACGTCATCGCCTGCGTAAAGCTAATCGCATTGCCTGCGGTGCCGGATGGGGCGGTGAACCATCGGTGCTGGCCGGATGCTTGGCCGTAAATGGAGGCGTAGCCGTTATTGAGATACTTATTGGTGCCGTCGTTTAGCCAGTTGTTGCCGAGATAAGTGTCACTTGAGCCTTGGGTAAGAACCGCGTGGGTGCTAACCTGAAAAGCCTTATATCCGCTACCCCAAGCACTCGGCGTCACCCCCAAGCCGAGGTTGCCGGAGGAGTCGAGGCGCATGCGTTCGGAGCCGCCCGTAGCCCACGCCAACGTGTCCGCCGCAGGCCACAACATGCCGGTGTTGTCATCGCTGTTGCCGGCAATACCTGGCGCCGCTGCCGTACCGGCCAGAAACAACGATTGGCGAGGATGCGTGTACGTATCCCCAGCCCCGGGCGCACGCAGTTGAGGCGTTGCAGTGTCAAGAGCGATGACTTCAAAGGCTGCCATGATTGGTCCTCAAACGTTGTATGCGGAGCCCGCGCTGTCGAGCACGGTGTACGAGACTTGATAGAGCGTGTTGGTGCTGTCGCGCGCGGCCAGCGGAACAATGACAGTGTTGCTAGCTGCGTCTTCCACCGGAAGCAGGTCAATCAGATTGTAGGCCGTACCGCCGCTAGACAGCACCGTTGTTGGCACAACATACGATGTGCCGTCACTGCTCAAAACCGTCAACGGCAGCAAAATTGCATATTCGTTGCCCAGAGAATCCGCAACGTTGATAAAGCTGCTTGGCGGGGGAGACGGAAGCGCTCCGCCAAAACCGGCAGCAGAACCTAGCCCAATGGGCAAGCCGTTGCGAATAGGAACGCCGAAGAACGGCATGTTGCGCCCGTTACTGAATGTTGATCGGCTTGGCGTACACGGTGCCGCCAGACGCCACCTGAACAGCGCTCACGCGCCACGGCGCGCCAGTGCCACCCGGCACAGCAAACGGAATCGGCGTGTTCGCCGGGATCGGCGTGTCAGACGTCGTAGCCGTCACGCCTTCGCCCACGCGGACGTAAGCCGCAGTCGTGCACCACACCACCACGCCCTGCGGGCCAGCGGGCCAGCCTGTGGTGCTGCCGGCCGTGCCGGTGTACGAAGCGGTCTGCGCGGCAAAGGCGGCGTCGTCAAGGGGCTTGAGCAGTTCCACGGGGTGTCCTTTCGGGCCGTCAGGCCAGGAATTTGAGCTTGTACAGGGTGCTGAGATACAGCCCGACAATCTCGTCAATGATGTTCTGCAGCGGCGTGTCGGATTTGTCGCAGACGTCGTAGCGCGTGTCTTCTAGCGTCTTCAGCGAGTCCTGCAGGAATTCCAGCACGCTGTTGGTTTTGGTAGCCTGCTGCAGTTCAATCGGCCCGATCAGCCCGTGCCGGCCCTGATACGCCTCGGCAAACTTGTCTGCCAGGTCAATGATGCCGTCATAGAACGCGTTCAGCGCAACGTGCTTGGCGTACGAGCGCGTATTGAGGTGCGCAGAGTGCGCCACGTCCCGCGCGAGGAACAGGTGGCCAATGAACGTCTCGCAACTCATACCGGGGCTCCTTCGGGCATCGTTTGCGGCGCACCCAGCATGCCGCCAGGCGAAGCCGGGGCCATCGGCATGAACTGGCGCTGCGCAGCCTGCAGATCACCCACCGCCATGATATCGCGCATGGTCTGAATAACCATCTCCTGGATCTGCTCGGGCCGCATGCCGGCCTGCACCACGCTCAGGCGCTTCGTCTCGGAGTCGTACTCCTTGATCTTCAACTCCTGCGCTTCCATTGACTGGTTCACGCGCTGGAGCATCTGCATCATGCCCTGCAGTTCCTGCGTCAGCACCTGGATCTGCTGGTTTGCCGCCTGCAGCGCAGGGTCTTCCTGATCCTGCAACAGCTTCGGGTCAATGGTCTTGCGCAGGCGCTCAGCAAGCTCGTCAGCGCCCGGCCAGTCCATGTTCTTGACGAACAGGTCGCCAGCCACGGCCCACAGTTGCGGCGAGCCCTGCAGAATCTGCGACATGGCGTCCATCGCCTCCTGACGCTTGGTCAGGTACGACGGACCCGTGGTGACCACGACGTCGTACTTGCCGACGCCGGGGTTGTAGATCTTGGCAATGACCACGCCCGACTGGTCTTTGACCTCGCGCACCGGCTCGGGCTGCATCGGATCCAGACGCGCCATCTTGGTCTGGCCGTCCACGCCAATGATCCGGGCGATGCGTTGCGTGTCGTAGATCTTCGGGATCAGATCCACAATCTGCCGCGTGACGTAGCGCACCGCACGGGCCAGGTTGTCCACGTAGTGGTACGTGCCCGTGTCGGACTGCTTCTCGCGGGCCAGAATAGCGCGGCCGCTGCGCTCGTTGCTCGTCGCGCCCAGGCTGCTGTCGTACTGCCCCGTGGTAGCCTTCAGATCGTCCGAGGCGCCCATCTTGGCAGCGATCAGGCCCTGCTGGGCCATCGGCGGCTGCGCACGTTGCGGCAGCGGGAACGAGTTGCCGGCGCCGTCAGTGGCGTCGGGGTTGACCTCCAGATACGGCCAGTTGGTCGTGTTGGCTGTCTTCCACTGGTGCTCGTAGCCCTCGAACTGGCCGCCGTACCCAATGAACGGGGCCTTGGGCGCCAGCGCCAGCATCTCGGCTTCCTGCGACACCCAGTAGTTGTACATCCGCTGGGCGTCCTTGGCATTCCTGACCAAGCCGCTGATGTGGATCTCGCCGTCCACCTCAAACTCGTTGCCGATCACGCGCACCACCGGGATCCACTTGCCGGCCCAGTCGCGTTCTTCAAGAATTTCGTACCCGTTGGTCTTGCACCACTTCACGCGCTGTTGCTCGGCCTGCCGGCTGCGCAGGGGCATCAAGCCCATAGCACGCATTTGCCGGTCCTCTGGCGAGTCTTCAAACGCCGTCATGCCACCGGGGTACAGGTGCAGCGTCTTGAGCTCCTTCTCGATGTAGAAGTACTCCGCGATCCGCACCATGTTTTCGTTCAGCCAGTACCCCGACGTTGAGTCGCCCACGCTGTACGACAGTAGGGTCGAAACCGGCGCGGCCTTGGGGTACAGGCGTTCGTACTCTTTCTTTGTCAGGTCTTGCGTGATGAAGCAGAACTGCGCATCAGCACCGCACGGATCTTGGATCAGCGGGTCCATGTACACGCTGAACGAGTTGCGAATGCGCCCGATGCGGATGTCTTGGTCAAACGTGTCGGGGTCGCAATACTCCGTCAGGATGCGAATGTAGCCCTCGCCAAACGTCACTTGGTTCTCGCAAGCCGTGTCGTAGGCAACGTCCGCGTCGGACATGTACTCGATGTGCCGCACGATGCCGTCGAAGATCTCCGCGACTTCCGGATCGGCCTTGTCGTCCGCAGGAATGACCTTGCCGCTGGGGCGGTTCTGGCGCTGGTCGTTGGTGACCGACTTGACGTGCTGCGGCAGCTTGTTGATCGTCAAACACGGCCTGGCATTGATCGTCTGGCCCTGCACGCTGCCACGGGTTGCCAGCACATCCTGCGGCCACTGCCACGAATTGTCCGAACTGCCGGCGTAGAACTTCAGATCGTCCAGCTCGTTCTGTCGGGAATTCGACACCGCAGCCTGCGCCATTGTCATGCGCTGACGCATCTCGGCCAGAAAATCCGCGTCCTGCTTGCCGCCAGCAGCAGCCACGCGGGCCCCGGCAATGCCGGTGGGGTCGGAGGTGCGGTTGTACGAGGCCATTACTTCTTCTTCGCAGGCGCGGGCTTTTGCGCCTCGCGTTTGACGCTGTACGCGATGGCGACAGCCTGTTTCTGGGGCTTGCCGGCCTGCATTTCAGCCTTCACGTTCTTGCGGAACGCGGCGGAAGACGCTGATTTCACCAGAGGCATGTCACTTCCCCTTCTTCGCCGTCTTGGCCGACTCACGAAACGCCTTGGCCGTCGGCGCACCCAGAGAGCCCGGTTTGCGCATCTTTTCACCGCTGCCGGCAGCAATGCGCTCGCGTTTGGCGTGGATGTTGGCGTAGAGGCCGGGTTTTTGCGGCATGGTCATCGCCCCTGCGGCGGTTGCTGGCGTTGTAGGCGGTTTGCCAAGTCTAGCAGAACAGAAAACTCGGTTGCCATCGTTGGGTCAAGGTGCTGCGCAACACGATAAGTTGCAGAACTTGGCAACGAAGCATTTCCCATGCCAAAAGCAGAAAGTTCTTTTCCAGAAAGACGGTACTTAGCGTCTGGATGCGCAAACGCTTCTTGCGCTGCACTAGGCTCAAGCCGCCTAAACATTTCTTGACGCGGGTCTGTTTTCAAATTCTTTGCGTTTAACATCAATTTTGAATAGGCGTCCAAAAACTGTTTTTCTTCGTTGTTTAGTTTTTGATTTCTGCCCTTTCTTTGCAATGCAAAAGCTTGATCGTGAATTTGGCGCTCTGCAGCATGAGTTAACTCATGCACAACAGTTGCGGGTCGCGCGTTAAATCCAAGCGTAACAACTCCAGTTCTTGGAAGGTCATCTCCAAAAGCTGTGTTGTAATCAAAACTGCCAGATACGCCAAGCGGTCGTTGTTGGATAGGCGGCATTGCTCTGCGCGCAGACAAATAGTCCACCAGTTCGCCGTATTGCGGGGCTTCTGAAGCTTGTTTTAACAACTGTTGCACCGGATCTGCCTGCAAAGCATTCCGCGACGGCGGTGCAAGTGCGTTGCGTTGCGGCATGATCAGCACTTCCAGCGTTTCAGAGCGGCCTTGGCCCGCTCGCCGTCCTTGGCCTTCGCGGCGACGCCGCCCATCCGCGCACAAAACGACGCTTTCCGGCCCTTATCCGCCTCAGTCTTCGGACTCGGCGCAGGCGCCTTCAGATTCGACCCCGTTTCGCGGTTATAGCGCTCGCGTCCCTTGGCCGTCAGGCCCGCGCCGCGCTCGGTGGGCAGTTTTTCGCCCCGGCCGACGCTCAGAGACACGGATTTCTTCGCCATCACCGCTCCCGGAGGCCCTTAGTGAGCCATCCAACCCGCCGAAACCACGCCGCGATCACTGATCGAACGGCGCTGCTCCTTGGCATTGTACTCCCTGTGCGCCAGCGGGAACGCAAACGTGCATGCCAACGCGTCGGCAGCGTCCGGTGACGCCAAGCCGCGCGATTTCATGTCCTTCTTCGACTCTAGGTACACCGTTCCACTGCTGTCAGGCTTCGTCTTCGGCCCCGTCAGGTCGGCTTTCAACTGCCGGTCAACGGGTACGTGCGCCGATTTCAGCCAGTCGCGCATCGCGCCCCACAATTCGGCGCGCTTATTGCCCCACATCACGCTGGCCTTGGCTTTCCAGCCGAAATTCACGCCCCTGACCTTGAACCGCTGCTCTGTCAGGCGGTCCAGAATCCCGTATCCCAGCCCGCCCTCGTCAATCACCGTCAGCGCAGGCTGAAACTCCTCGATGGCGTCGATTACGTGTCCCACCACGGTCATCGTGTCATCGCCCCGATACCGCCGAATCGCCACCAGATCACGCCCCTGACGGGCCACGATCACGGTCGCGTCTGCGCCACTGCGCGCGGGGTCCACGCCCAGCACAATCGGTGCGGTCGGGTCTTTGTACGCCGCCCGCTTTACCGCGTCGTCCACCAAACGCGGCGCGATGAACTGGTCTTCGCCGGCAGCGGGGAACTCCCCGTACACCTCAACGCGGGCCTCGCGGGAGTCCTCGCCGTACTCGTCAATGATCTGCTGGTACACCCGCTGGTCAGTGCCCTCGACGCTGCGGGCGTCGATCTGGATGTTCTTCCAGAAATCCCGCTTGGCGTGGAAGCACTCGAAAAAATACCCCTCATTGCGACGCGGGTTCGAAAAAGCCAACCAGTACCTGTCGAGGATGTTCTCCGTAAAAAACCCCGCACCCACCGCCCAGATCGGGTCCGGAATGCCCGACGCTTCGTCGAAAATCAGCATCATTCCGTCCATGTTGTGCGTGCCCGCGTAAGCGTCCGGGTTCTCCTCGCTCCACAGTCGGCCCTCGGCCGCCCAGTACCGGGTGCCTTTCTTTAAATCACGCTCAACGATCTGCGTGAGCCACTGCGCCGGCATGAGCTTCGTCGCGCTGATTTCCCACCAGTGACTGTTGATCAGCATCGCTGACCACTTCGTCAACTCGCCCCAGGTCACGCCGCGCAACTGCGCCTCGCTGTTCGCGCTGACCATCACCGTGCTGCCGATCCGCGTCGAGAGCATCCACAGAATCAGCCAACTCACCAGCGCCGACTTCCCAATCCCGCGTCCGCTCGACACCGCCGCCCGCAGGGTGTCCATCTCCACCTGCCCACGGTTCGCCCCGATGTGATCCCGGATCATCCGCAGCACGCGCCGCTGCCACTTCCGGGGGCCGTCAAACGCCGCCAGCGGCGTGTTCGGCTGCCCCCACGGGAACGCCAGCAACACAAACGCCTCGGGGTCGTCCCGGATACGCGGTTCCCACAGGCGCGTCATCAGCGCCTGCTCCTCGGTCGCGGTGTATATCGGCTTCTGCATCAGCGCGTCACACCCGGCAGCGGCCGCGGCGCCGCCCGCATCATCGTCGGCGCGCCCTGCAAATACACTTCCGCAGGCCGCGGCAACTGCATCGGCAACCCCGTCCGCGGATCGCGGATTACCCGCGCCGCCGACACGCCCTGCGGCATCGCCGCCATCGCATTCGCCGTCCGCGGCACCCCGCCCATCATCGGGCCCAGCGCCATCAGCGCATTCATCACATTCCGCTCGACCTCACCCGGAATCCGACCCTGCGCCGCCGGCCCCGCGCCACCGCCCGGGATCATCCCAGGCATTCCCGGCGCCACGTTCGCCCCCTGCATCCCACGCGCCCGGGGGTTCATTGCCGACGGCGTCCCAGGCCGCACCAGCGCCCTGTCAGCATTCAGCAAATCCCGCAGCGTCTTATCCGCCCCGAACAGCCGCCGGAAATCCGCCAGTTCCTCCGCCGTCACCACCGCGCGCCCGTTCACCACCGGCCTGTCCGGCCTCGGACCCGTGTACCGCGTGGCGTACATCGCAGCAGCGTCATCGTTCATCAAAGCGTTCGGCATACACGGGCTCCTTGGCCGGCAGCGCCGCAGGCGCAATACCAGCGGCGGCGGGCGCGGCTATCTTACCAGCGCCGCCGTTTCCCGTCACCTCCACCGCATCCTCCACCTCCACCGCCAGCCCACGCTGCAACCGCCCGTTCGCAGCCTCCAGCGCAGCCACTACGCTGATCTGAGTATTCACGTCAACCTGCACATTCGTTTTCGCCACCCAGTCGTGCCGGTGACGGAGAAACTCCAGCGCCGCCTTACTATCTCCAGCCTGCGCGGCATCGAATACCACGCGGGACATTTCCATTTCGCTGTCGGCGCGGCCTTTCATTTCCGCTACCTCGGCTATCGGGTCCATTATCTTTAGCCGAGCCAACTCCACCGGCAACATGCCTGCCGCCAATGCAAGAGATTCTCCGCGCAAACCCAAGCGAGCGGCATCGTATATGCGCTCCAGCATTTCGGGCGTGGCTTTTAGCTCGCGGGCGCGGATGGGAAGATCGCGGAACATCCGCGAAGTGTAGTGCAAAAAAAATTTCGTGCGGGGGCTCCACACACTTTCACGCCCTGCGCGGGCCCTGGCCGGGGGGTCTCTGCCCCACCCCACCCCGCCCCCCCGCCTGGTCGTCAGCACACTGACGATGCGCATGCACACGGCCTGGCCAGCGCCATGCTGCAGCGCAGCACAGGGCCGGCAGGGTGAGTGCGGCACCCGGAGCCGGCTCGAGTGCAAGTAAGCGCCCACTAACGTGTCAGCGCAGGTTGACGCTGCGTGGCGTAACGCCGGCTAGACGCGTGGCAAGTGTGGCAATTGTGGCAACTGCCACGGGAGTCTGAATCGGCGCGCCGATGGACTGCCACAGCTGCCACGTGGCTCCGATGGCGTTTGTGGCAATTGTGGCAATGCCACGCCTACTTAATACCTATGAATGACAGTAGGCTATTAGGGTTTAGAGATTGACTGCCACATTTGCCACCAAGAGGGAAAGCCGCCGCCACATCCGAGCCACCGGACTACACACACCGGCACCACGCCCCGGATCGGCACGGGCTAGGGAAAGTCCGGGGGTTCGCTGACGGCCGTTGTAAGTTTCGCGTAAGGAAAGTCGCCGATGATGCGTGTGTGGCGCCGATGGGCGGCGCGCGAGGAGTAGACGATGCACCATCCAGCCTTCCCTGCCATTGACATCCCGCCGCACCTGTTCTCTTACGGGTTCACGACGCATGACGTCTATCACCACGATGCGTGTGTGCGGCTGACGCGTGGCCAGCTGTCCCTGTGGGTTGATCACGAAGACCCCGAGCAGCGTGACGGTGAAGGCGCGCGATTCACGATTCACCCGCACGACGACGACCTGCAGTGTGCTGGTGTCTGGTACGAATTCGACGACCTGCCGGCGCTGCTGGCGCACTTGGATACGCTGGCCTGACGAATAACCACGGGCCTGCGGGCCCGGCAATAGGAGTGATGACGATGCCGATTGAATTTGCGATGCTGATTGCCTGCGTGGGCGTGCTGGTGGCGATTATTGCGCTGGCTATGTTTATCGATTGACCGCGAGTTATAGCCCCGCGAGCCGGGGTTATGGCGCGCGGTTTGCGCGGATAACGATGGAGCGATGACGATGAAGCCATACGCACAGTACAAGAACGACGGCACGCTGTGGCGAGCCGGCCGCTCGATTATTGGCCTCTGCGCAGCGTGGAACCACGCTACAAACCCTGCGCTGCTGATGTCTGATGCCGATCACGATCGGTCCCGGATTTACGCTCGCGCGATCATGGCGCGCATGCGTCGCCTTGGGTTTGTCTTCGGCCGCGATTACCGCGAACTGTCAAACGGCATGTTGTGGCCGATGGAGCGCTGACGTAAGCCCCACGTAAGCCTAGCCCCCGATGATTCACCCGCCCCGAGCCGGGGCACACTGGAGCAACGAAGATGAGAAAGCAGACAGCCAAGCCGCACAGCTATAGCGTGCAATTCCATGAGTGCGGGTTTTCCAGCACATGGGACGTGCACGTACTGAACACTGACGGCACATCCGGCCCCGTAATGGTGCCGGCCAAATTCGACCCGAGCTTCATGCTGCGCGCGTCGTTTTCCACAGAGCAACGCGCACGCGAATTTGCAGACAAGCTCACCGCAGCGCTGCAGCCCACCGACGATCAATGGCTTGCCGCCCTCGGCCCGTGCGGCCGATAGGAGAACCCCGATGCACGACACCCCCCTGACCCTCGCCTGCGTGGCGTTTGCCGTCGCGTTTGGGCTCGCCTTGGGCGCATTGCTGGCGCTCGGGCTATGACACTGACGAGAGGAAAGACCATGACGATGACGACGACGACGACGACACAGGACCGATTTCACCCGATGTGGGGTCACGTAGAAAAAGGTACTACGGTTCGCATGCGCGACGGCGCAGTGCTTACGCTGTTGCCTGCCGGCCTGCGCGGCTGGAAGCTGGTCCGCGCCGATGGCACGGTCTACGCTGATGACCTGCCGTCGGCATGGTCCGTGACCGATGCCGTCGTCAATTACTGACGCATCCGCCGAGCCCCCGCCGGGGGTTCTGGGATGCGCCACGGTGGCGCAGAAAACGAGGACGACACCATGCCGAAGACACAAGCCCGCCAGCAGGATCCCGCCCCATACCGCGTGGACGCCGAAGCCGGCCCCGATGCCGTCGCGCGCCGAGAGGATGCCATCATTGCGTCAGCGCTGCGCATCCTGGACGCTCGCATCCGCACCGGCCCCGTGATGGACTCCCCGCGCGCCGTGAAAGACTACCTGCGGCTGCATTTCGCTGAGGCAAACGCTGCTGGCCGTGAAGAGTTCGCCGTCGTGTTCCTGGCGCAAGATCACCGGGTTATCGAGACGCGCACCCTGTTTCGCGGCACGCTGTCGCAGACCAGCGTCTATCCGCGCGAAGTGGCGAAGGAATGCTTGATGCGCAACGCGGCGGCCGTGGTGCTGGCGCACAATCACCCGTCTGGCACGGCCGAGCCGTCGCGCGCCGATGAATACCTGACGCGGACGCTGAAGGACTCGCTGATGCTCGTGGACGTGCGCGTGTTGGATCACGTCGTCGTTGGCGATACCTGCGTGTCGTTCGCCGAGCGTGGTCTGCTGTGACC